GCCAGAGGAGATTTTCACTGGTTTAGACACCAAAGCGCGAATCTCGCTAAACGCCAATGCCTGCTGGGAGAAAACCCGAGCAGACGGTGGAACTGTTGAAGCAATCGCAGAGATTGTAACAACAGGTCATGTAGGAGAACCCGCATGCGTGAGGGATCTCTTTACAGGTGAAGTCGAAGGTATACTAACCCTCAACGAAACCAATACTGGCACATACATCTTTTGGAGATGTCTGGATACAGTTTTAAAGTCCTCTCCTAGTAACCTTAGGAAAGCGGCTTTAGTGATGATTTCCGAGCCTGGAAAAGCCCGGACAGTCACCAAGGCATCAGCACCATTAAAAGTGGTCCTAGATGTCATTAACAAGATTTGCTCTTACCCACTGAGTAAGATCGAATCTTCTATGAGTGGGATGTCTAAGTCATCACACGCATGGAATACTTTCCGTAAAGGTTGGACGCCTGAAGGGAAAGATTTCGTCTTTGCTGAAGAAAAAGTTTCAACAAAGGCGAGGCCCGACGGATCTCGAACTGTCGAGAAAACGTACCGGGATCTCTGGTTGTCCTCTACTGACTACAGTGAGGCCACAGATAAACTCCGCCATGAAGTTGCGAAACCAATAGCGGATTATTGGATGTCAAAGTGCGGAATTCCGCCCTTGCTCCAAATGATCGTCCGAGGAACTTGTTTTGTCCCTCGAGAGATCGTCTTCGAAGCACATGGATCTATGTCCAAGTGCGGCGAAGAATGGAACGATGATTCTCCTTTTGAGAACCCGCGTTTCGTGATACTTCGTCAAGGTGTCTTAATGGGAGACCCCTTAACGAAAGTTATACTGCACTTGGTAAACATCCTAGTACGGATAACAGGAGAAAATTACTCCAATCCTTCTTTCATAAGGGATATATTCCCTTGGGACAGAAAGGAAGTCAAAGAATACGTAGATTCGTATTGCTCTGACAAGGTCACTACTGAAATGACATTCACTCAGCAGTTTCCTTTTGAGGGGCAGAGCTTATACTCTACCCCTGAGCCCGTCGAAATGGAAATTTCCACTAAGATAGGGATAACACCGAAGATAGACAAATCGTATATCACCGGTGCTCCGGTTATTCAACCGAAACCAAACCCGATAAGCTTCGAACTTTCGGATAAATGGTTACGCAATAAACTTGAAATTCAAGTGAAAAGCGGTGAAACTTATCGGACACTGAAGGTCCGAGAAGATTTCAAACTCGAAAAGCAACAGACTCCTGCTGCAGACAGAGTACTCAACATGAAATGTGCTGAGATAAAGCATGCAATCCTGGCCCACAAGTCCAAAATTGATGCTGATTTCGCCTTAAGCAATGAATCGCTTAAGAAAGAAATAATCAGAAATGGATTCAAATGGAACCCATTACCTGATGCGGAAAAGGTGACGAATAACGTCCCCCGTACCGTAGAGGAAGAACAGGACCTTCCTTGTTCAATCCTCTGATGCAATGTACCGCGCCGTCAACGCGAGCTACAATGAACATGTAAGCACACTGGTGCACGAAATACA